TCTCGCTCCTTGTCTAGTTTCTATATCCCTACCTATCTGGGTCTGTATAGTAGATGGGGTCAACGCCGCCGCTGCTACCTGTCTACCTAAACCGGGAACCTCGCCTACAGCAGCTACTCTTCTGGCTTCTGCTTGCTGCAAAGCTGCTGCCAGTTGGGTCTGAGTAGTCTCCTCGCGCTTCTGCCTTTGAAGCTCCTGAAGCTCTGCCAAGGAAGTCGATCCTAGGCCAAATTGTCCAGCTTGTATAGCTTGTTGCTGCGCCAGAGCCTTATCACCTTCGGTGAGCAATCTAGCTTGATTAGCTATATCACCTGTCTGCGCCTGAAAAACAGCGTCCTGAGTAGGATCGCCAAGAGCCGTACCTATTCTATTCGCAAACAGACTTCCCATACTGCCAGCTAATGTCGGGAATAAGTTAGTTGCTAAGTCTTGCATACCTGCTCTACCAGCAAGTGTCTGAGCCGAATCTGCTGGAACTAAAGACCTTGTAAAGAGTTCGGGTGGTGCATCAAAAAGATTCTCTATCTGAGGCAATGCCCTGTCGATAAACGGAATAGTAGGGGCATACGGTTTTGCTTCACTACTGCCCGATGAGGAAGACGATGAAGGTATCGATATTACCTTGGTCTTCGGTCTGAAAAAGCCCATTTTATAACCTCTTATATATCGTAGTGTTCATGTATTTATACCCTAACGGTTTCATTTTCCGCTCCCAACCTTTACGTCCTGTCATTTCAAAAAACTGATAACCACAGTTCTTATAAAATTTTTCTAGCATTGGTACAAGAACACTAAAATCGAATTTACCGCCTATTGCTTCTGCAAAAATACCTGTTTTCCCCGGATAAGTACCTGCCCCTATTACAACACACCCTACTATATCTCCACTTTCATCTGTAGATACCCAAAGATCAGATTCTCTTTTTATTACACGGTCAGCTATATCTTCTGCTCGTATTAAATCCTTATTTCCTCTTTCAGCAGACCTTTCGATAAATTCCCAACAGTGTGCAAGGTTGAACTTAAACTCCGCATTATCCGGGTTTACCTTCTTATAACTTAACCCATGAGCCAGCGGCGTTGTAAAAGTATATTCCTTCTCCTGTACCACCGGGGTTCCAGCTTGAGCCATCAGCATATCGGATATCTCCTTGATAGGGCTTGTCTGGTTCAGCGTATACTACGTCCAGATGCCCGTTTCTGGCAACTTCTATAGCTGCTCGTATTTCAAGCAGGGTACTTGCAAGATAAACAGGCAACTCGTCGACATTGTTTGGTATAGGTGCTGGATCAAAGCGTAAAAATTCCTTGCTCATCTTGTAGACACTACCTCTGATTCCAGCGAATATCCTGATAATTTAAACGTAGTATCTTCCGTAGTTTCAAACTTAACAGCTATGTACCTACCCCTCACTCTGCAATCTATCCTATGATCTGTCCCTATAGTGTAGGTAACAGGAGTATCGTAAGCAACGCCCTCAAAAGGCTCGTTCTCCGCCCCAACACTTATAGTCACTGTGCCTGTCCCTTCTATTCGGGGATATAGTCCAGTAATAGCTTTAACCATATTCACCTGACCAGCGTGTAGCCCAGTTCTTTCCAAGGTTGTTGTAAAACTTGTGCCATCAAACGTAGTTCCTGAGTCAGCAAGGAACAGCTTTGTACCATTAGTGCCACAAATCAGTAGAGAATCAATGGCAGGGTTATATTCCTGCTGCGCCCAAGCTAGTGTAGCAGTATTCCATGTTTTAGTAGAAGCAGTCCATGTATTTGCTAAGTCTGGATTTACCAAACCTTTAGCTATGTACATACAGTTAGGTAATTCTCGCTGTGTCCAAGTATTGTCCCTGTAGTTCCATATGAGCGCACGATCAGGGAAACCGTTTGTAGCATTTGTCTTGGGGTAGCATACCCATACTTCGTTTTCAATCTTGTTGTGTGCTAAGAATGTCCTGTGGAAATTTGTAGTATCTATCTCTGAAAACAGGAGTGTTTTCATCTTATCGTCTATAACACTGGTAATCTGATTGCCGTTATGAGCTACAACATCGTTGGTACTCATCAGAACGTGCCTACCATCCCCTAGGTCTACAACTGCATCTCTGGCAAACAAACCTGTATCCTTAAACTTCTCCCTAACGTGAAAGGTGAACGATCCTCCTACATAGTTAAGACTGTAGACGCTATCTTCCTTATAAATGATAAGCTCGTTACCAAGCTGAACAGCGTTGAGCAGATGTCCTTTAGTACCGCCTAGAGTAGTCTCCGCCGCCTCTGAAGCGGTGCTACTAGTTACCCAAGTGTTAGAACCGTTAGTGGCTGCTCCTTCTGGTATTGCATCGCTCCAACGTACTGAGTAAGGCTTTGCTGTACCACTATCGGTCAGGTTTAAGGCTACCAGATGGTTTTTAAACGGTACAATTGTTTTACATCGTAGAGTAGAGGGCCAATCAGGTAAATCTGTGAATAGCGAACCCCCCTGAGTGAAGCTTTGCGGTACGTCTATCCCGTTATTTGCTACCAGAACACCACCTAAAACAGCCCCTTGCCAGTTGTTTGTGGTACTGGCTATGGTAGTGTATGCACCGCTGGCGCGAGTAACAGCCGCATGGGTAGTTCCTGTAATCTTATGAAGAGTTGTCAAACCACCATATATCCAAAGGGAAACACCGCCTTTATCCCACTCCGCAGCCCAATAGGGAGCAGTTGTAGGAGTGCCAAGCACCTGAGAATGGCCTGTTATGGTTCCAGCCTTTCTATCCACAAATCTTGCGTTCACAACCTCATCAAAAAAATTAGGAGGCATATCATACGGAGACAAGTCCCTGTTATATGAGAAACCCGCCTGAGTACCGTTAATATCGTGTAGCTCTTTAGGCATTAACCTGCCCCTACTGAAGTTTGTGCGGGCCACAAGGTAGAGTCAAACTCTTGCAAGCATATATAGTCACCGTCTTCGTGCAGTATGTTACCACCTGATTCTTGTACCAAGTCAAATTCGTCGAGTACCCAATTTGTTTCAGGCATTAACCGTACGCTCCTCTACGAACCATTGCGCCGGGATCACCTTGAACCGTCATGGTCATTACTGTACCACCGTACCTAGCTGAGTCTTCTGCTGCTTTAACTTCTCCCAGAGTTTGCTGATATAGCCCCATGAAACGCTGTAGTTGCTCTGTATCGTTAAGATATATAGCACCTTCTAGGCAAGCTCCGAATAAGTACAGTTCTGGAAATTCTGTTAGTATCAAATTTGTAGTATTAGCATCTGACAGGGTATCAAGCTTTTTGAAATAGTTTATGTTGATCGTGTACGCTCCATCAGGGGTAGGGGCTAGTTTAATGTTCTTACCTAGATTAGTATAAGCTCTAGGCATACCGCTCGTATAGCCTCCGTACTCTCTACTTAACGACTCTGGAGACAGGTATTCTAAGGCAGAGCTACTACTAGTCCTATCATAAGTAATATTCCTGAGTTCTATAAGATCACTGGGCAGATTATAGAAAGCAGTACCAGAAGTAGTGGTAGTCTCCGCACGGGTAAGATTTGTTCTTACGCGCAAGTCTCTGTTTAACCTATTTTCAGTAAGAGTTACAAAGTCAGGAATCACAGTTGTTAAATCGTTACGGTTAAGATAGTTCGCAACACTTGTCTTCAAGTCTGTAAAAGTAGCTAGGCTCACTTGCTAAATCCTGCTGTTATGAGTACGCAGATACGCATACTCTGGATCGTTTAAAAGTTGTTTGACCTTGGGCATATGATCTTTGTTCATCACATCAACCCCTAACTCAGCCTTCCACTTCTCTATAATAATAAGAGGAATACTGGCAACTTTACGCATACCTAAAGGACCACCTTCCGTCCCATACATGGAATCACCGTTGATCTCCCTCTTGTTCAAATCCAAGAGAGGTTCCACATCCTGAACAGAGTGTATTACACCCTTATCATCAGTATTGTCGTAGTCAAACGAACGTGCAATAGGGCTTTTTGTTTCTAAGTCTTTTGGCATACTACGCCTCCAAGAGTTTCAAAGTGGGAGAGGCCATTATAGCCCCTCCCGTATTTGAACGATTTAGCTACTAGCTAAGATCGTAGACAGCGCCTAGAGCCTTCTCGTTGTCCACCTGTAAGGTGTACTCAACGATTATAGCACGTTGCTCACCGTCAGAAGTACTAGCGACTTCTCTTTGCGTGAACGGACGCAAGTAAGCGAGTTTGTAGTACTCAGGATCAAGAAGCCAGACATCCCTAGACCGTTGGAAACGGTTAGGAACAACAGCCATCTCACCAAAGTCGGATACATATATATCCATACCGCCGATAATACGACCATCAGCAGTATCTGTCCAGTTAGAAACACCACTCGCACCACCAACACCCACAAATTCAGAGAACGTCTGCTTTTGGGAAGGAGCCATCATCAAATATTTGCTGTTGGCACCGTTGTTATAGGCAAGCAATATCACAGCTTTCAAAAGAGTTTCCGTGAAAGCACGGGGCGTACCATCGGTACGAGCAGCACCTTCACCAGCAGTGCCAACTGCCGTACCACCAGAGCCAATACTAGCGTTGGTAGTTACCCACGCAGGAAGACTTCCAAGTTGACGTACTGTGCCAGTTCCAGACATAGCAGCTTTACCTTGATTAACGCCAACCAAAGTTGTTTCCATATCGCGCTTCAACTCAGCAGCACGTTTGGACATCTGGTAGGCCAACTCTTCTCTTCGTCCCGCCGCTGATACAGCGTCAAGAGTGCCAGAAACTATAGTAGTTTTCAAGCTTATCTGGGCAATATTGCCAAGACGGGTTGTTGCGGAAGGTGTGGCAGCAGTAAGCGTTTGACCTTCCTCGGCAAAGTTAGTAGAAACAGCAGCCGCAAGAGCGTCAGTCTGCCACTCGTGGTTTACTGCGATTGCATCAGTCCTACCACCCATCGACATGAAGGGCGTTTCTGTAGGAGAGATGTCGTATATTACATTCTCTAGGTCTTCTCTAAGACCCCTAGCGGAAAATGTAACATATATTCCAGTAGGTTGTGCCATAGTTGGCTATCCTTTCATCAAGAGATCATATCCAGAAAAACATTTGCAGCATCTCTTGGATGTCCCGACTTTTGCAATCTCTGCCGTTTACCCTTAGAGGTACGCTGATTACGTTGCGTCTTGCTCTCAGGAGTTCCGGGTTTCACAACACGGGGAACTTTCTTAGAAACCTTTTTAACCATCCCGCTCGTTGCTTGATCTTGTAGCATTGCTTTGTGCAATACTAGGACTACACGGTGATCGGAAATGGTATTTATATCCTGCTCTGAAAATCCAAGACCTAGGGCGTATTTCCTTAAATCCTGTTTGACCGTGGAATTAGGATTAGAGTATTCAGGTAGTACTTCTCTAAGCTTTAAAGCTTCATGCTCTAGTACTTTACCCATATGGTTCGTATATTCATTCTGGGTTTGCTGGTTAATTCGGTTCTTTTCAGCTTGTAGCTGTGCCGTCTTATCCTTAGCGTCCTGAAGTTCTATACGCTTCTCCATATATTCCATAGGATCAGCTTCTTTTAAAGCAGCCCAATCTATATTATTCAGCTTACTTACTTCCAAGTTCTGATACTGAGAAATGTTATCAAGAACTTTACTGTATTGTTGCCTTTCAGATTGAACAGCTTGCAGGTTGGCTTCGTAAGATTTTCTCTGTTCTGCTAGAGATTGCGACTTGCGGGTATAATCCGATTGCCGCTGATATCCGTCGCGTAACTCGTCAAGACTGACCTCAAACTCTTCTCCATCTACCTTAACACGGTATACTGGATCGACTTCCTTGGTTTCCTGAGCAACTTCCGCTTCTTCTACCTCGTACTGCTCCTCAACTTCTTCAGGAACGTCTGCTTCTACCTCTGCTTCGGCTTGCGCCTCTACAGGGGCTTCTTCGACTTCTTCCTGTTGAGCCTGAGAAGGTTCTGATGCTTGCTCTGGATTAGTGCTTTCTTCACTTCCAAACATGACATCAAACATATTCATTTGTGGTTCAGTCTTTGTGACTTCCGTCCCCGGATTGGTCTGACCTTCGCTCATAACTAGGTTTCTCCCTATTCTTTATTTTCTATCTTATCAGCATCCACCACCGACTCCAGATATTCCTTTACGGAGCGCAGAGCGTTGATTTTGTGCCAATAAGATTCTTGTTCAGTGTAATCAGTAGTGTTAAGCCAATTTACAATATGGTCTTTTTCTAAAGTTTCCCACATTTCTTCGATGATGGGATTATCCAGAATTAAAGCTGCTTGGCTTGCACGTTCCTTGATATCCACTCGTGCTATCCTTTATTATTACCGTAGATAGTACCTTTGTAGTAACGATTACCGTCACCACCCTTTTTGACTTCGGCTAAGGTGTAATCACCACCACCGCCGCGAGGTAGCTTACGATCTCCTACCTCTTTCTTATAGTTAGAAGTCTTTTTAAAAACACTAGTATCATACTTCATCGTCATCACTCCTCTGACAACAGTTACAAGGTTGCTCTTCTATGCACTCGCAAGGGTCGCAAGTACAGTCTGGATTGTCGCACTTTTGGTAGTAGTCCTCCATAGGGGTAGGGTAGCTCATGTTTTAATCAAGAAGTTAATAGGTTGCACTTTAAGCACAGCAGAACCAGCCGCAGCACTGGCACTTACCGCAGTTCCTAGAACAAACGATGTGCCTACCCCTACGGGGAAATATGTTCTATAATCTGGTACTAAGAAGTCACTACCAGAAGTTCCAAATACTGTTCCTATCACAGCATACAAAGCAGAGTATGTTGAAGTACTATATGCTGCACCGTTGCACAGAAGCCAATCTTTAACACCGCTGATAGTCTCTGTGGTGGGTGTTGTACCAGAGGCAAACATTACTATAGTTCCCGGCTCGAAACCAAGCTTGTTCATTTGTGCACTACTTTGCGTAACGGCTGTTGTTGCCAATCCTGTAAACTGCGATTGTAACACCGATTTTATCAACCGTACATGATCGTCACCCTCAGAGATATTATCACCAGCAGCAGGGTATGCGGGATTTAGCTGGCTTATATATGTTGCAGATTCTACAGTCATGTTGGCTCACCTAGTTCTTTTAGTTCTTGTTCTTTCATAAGAGGGCCGTTTAAAATATTACCGTGATAGTTAGGAGCAGTGCAGTACTTACCAGTTAATCGGCTTTTAAAGAATACTGTAAAACTTCTGTCACTTTTGAAGAACCAGAGAGGTAGTCCTGTTCTGGTTATTCCTGCAAAGACTAGAGTTTGCCCCTTCTCTCCTGTCTCTTGCTCTACTTGCTCGTAAGAGCTTATGCAATACATATTACCTGTTTGAGCGTGTAGCGAGGTGTTCAGAGCTATGCTTGCCACTGCGAGAGAAGCTATGAATATTAAGGTTTGTCTAATCTTCAATGGTGTTACCTTCTGCTACCCATTCCTGAATAGCTTGATAGTGTCGATTTGCTGGGTCGGTAGGTATTGATGTAGCAACCCCATCGATCCTGACAAAAATAGTTCCTTTGGTTTCGTCAGTAAATTTCGCTTCAGTAAATTCCATTATTTTATAGCTCCGCATCTGCTGCAAAGTGCCACATAAATCCACCATTTGCAGGGGTGAGTGTACCAGTAGCATTGGTTTGCATATTATACCCACCTGTTCCTATAAAAATTGCCACTCCGCTACTGGCGGCGAGATCAGTTGTGGCGGCACTCGATATTGCCCCAGATGTTGACGATGTATAACTATAAATAGCCACGGAAGGAGATGCTCTTTTGGCGACTGCAAATCTACCGCCTGAATAACGTATTGACGCACTTCCAGCCATAGTTTCAGTACCAGCAAACATTATAACTGACCCATTCGTTTGTGAATTGGTTGGCACTGCGACCCCTTGATCATAGCTTTTTTCATAATAGCGTTGGCACTTCTGCAAAGTTTCTCCGTAGCTTTCATGCTCGAATGGCGTTATAGCTGTGCCAACCTCTAACTGCACCCCTGTTAAATACCAATTGTTCGCCGTGTTGTCTGCGACGTTGACTTGGCCTACGGCTCTATTTGCTTGCGTTGTACCCCAAGTGGTTCCTAAACTGCCGCTGGTGTAATTACTGCCTGCACCCATATAGAAATGAATGCCCAGACCCGCTCCATTGTCGTCAGCGAATGCACCTGTCGTATCAGCAGGAAAGGTCACACTATGATTTTCCCATGTGTCGGCACTAGAAATAGTATACGATCCCGAAACGAATCTGGTGTTATCGTTATCCAAAAGCTCGACGATGTGTACTCCCGTTTTAGCAGATTTAGTCCAAAAACTTACTGTAACCTGTTCGGCATTTGCGGTTCCTTTTCTGATCCGCATACAGTCCTGAGATTCCAATTTCGTTCGTACATACAAATAATCAGCAGCACCGAAACTAGCATCAGCCGTAGTGCAGTCCATTTTAAGCGAGTTTAAAAATCCTTGAGCAGCTGGGACATCTGTGTCTTGACTCATAGTCCAAGTGCCGCCGTTCACGATTGCCACTTGCCACCTGTCCAACGCATAGTATCCAGTGGATGTTAT